GGAGGAGCAAGTCTTCAGACCCTCACTGTTCCTTCTATTAGCATGGTTTCTTCTGTAGTACTCCCTGATATCGTAAAGGGGATTAGGACTCTTACAGCACCAACAATCTCTTTAGTGTCGTTGGTGACTGGTCCAAGTATTTCGATAGGAACTTCTGCCCTAACGGTCCCTGTCATCCAGTTAGCAGGCGGGATAACTTTTCCTCCCATAGTATCTGGTCCTGCCATCATAACGGGGGTAGTAGAGGAAGAGGTTTCTGCTGTAGCTTCTCCTGATATCCTTGCGGGGTCGATAACCCTTTCAGGTTCTACTATAGAACTTTTGGCAGAAGTTTCTGATCCTTCAATTTCTCGAACGATAGTCATTCCTACTCTTGAAATTCAAACTCTCGTTTCTGATCCTTGTCTTACCCAAGGGGTAGAAGTACCCTGCCCAGTTTTGGAAATCCAGAGCTATGTAGTTGCTCCCTCTTTGGTGCCTGGAGCCCGAGCTCTTTCAGTCCAGATAGGTGGGATCCAAAGTAGTATCAACCCTCTTTCAGTTATCCCGGGTTCTTCAACCATCTCGGTTCCTGTGATATCTGTTCTTACAACTGTGATCAATCCCGGAATTTATGGTAAGAATATCAGATTGGATGTTGTAATGTCAGGGAGGATTTTTCTTCTAGTAGAAGATGGGCGTGAGAGTCTTGGTAAGGTTGAACTTTCCAAAGAGATGTCAACCTTCGCTAGGACCGGTCGGACGAGACTTGGTGGAGGGGAACTAACAGGGAAGCATAATGCCAAGGTCTCAGTCTGTTAAGGGAACAAAACTATGGGTACAGCGAGACAAGGCGATATTGGATTCATAATCGAAATTGAGGTTGTAGATGAAGAAGGGCAACCCAGAAATCTGAGTGGGGCTTCTATCAAAGAATTCCATGTACAGCCTCCTTCTCCAGAAGATGTGAGAGAATGGACTGCTGAATTTGTTAATAGTGGTACAGATGGGCTCCTTAAATATACCACTGTAGAAAATGATCTGGACGTAGTGGGAATTTGGTCCTTCCAGGTATACATTGAGGATGGTAGTGTTAAGCTCCATTCAAAGACTGCCACTGAGCGTTTAACGGTGGAGAAGGCTCTCTGTGCCCCTCTACCTCTTCCATAGGCCAACAGGATTGGAGACCAACATGGTGCTTGCGGAAAGTATACCAGTTCTGAATGACTGGCTCCAATATGGAGCTCTTGGGTTGTGTGCTATACTGGTGGTTATCGCCCAAATTAACATGACTCGTATGGCTAGGGCCCTTGATAGAAAGGATGAAAGAGCGAATGCGGTTGCTATGAATGCCGTTAAGTTTATTTCTCGTTGCTGTGATCTGTTGGATAGACGCCCATGCTTGAGGGGGTTTGTAAAGGGTAAATCGGGGCTTGATGACGAGGATGGTGATTTTTCTGAAACAGGGAGATAGAGTTCATTCTCTACTCTCGGAGCTTTTTCTAAGGAGCCTGGACAATGTCCGTTAAGTTGACCTACGAAGTGGTCACCAGAATTGAAGAAGTTCTTGCTGGGAATACCCCCGATGTAGTGGATTCCGAGAAAAAGGTGATTCATGCAGCTTGGGATAGCGATAAGGTTCTGGATGCTTCATCGACTCCTCCTGCTTCTCTTACCGCATCCTTCGAGGCGGCCTTGATAGCAGGATCCCTGGATATCGATCTTCGGGCTCTCGTGGGAACCAACAGTATACCTGTTGATGGATCGGGAAAGAAAGTTCAAATGATGAAGGTGATGGGGAAGGCTGGCAATGCCAACTTCATCAACATCAAGAAGGGTGTCGCTAATGGATATGATGGATTTGGAGCTGCATTCCAGGCAGATGTCCTCGCTGGTGGAGAGTTGACTTTCTACACCAACGATGGCGGAAATGACATCTCTGGAACCAATTACAATCTTACCCTTACAGGGATCGGCACCCAGGTTCTGAAGATCATCCTCGTACTGGGGTAACTCATGAGTGTGATGACAGAGAGTGTGAATCCGAGAGTGATCGAGAGGATGCTGAGGATGTCGAAGCCTCTTTCTCCTGATCTTCTATGGGAGTACATAAGTTTCTTCTATAAACTGAGAATCCCCCGAATTTCCATGTGCCCCGAGCATTGTGCTCCTTTTGACTACATCTCCCAATCATTCTTTGAGCAGGTGGGAGACTGCTTGGTATGGGCTAATAGGGGAGGAGGGAAAACTGAGAATGGGGCGATTCTTACCCATCTTGATGCTATTTTTAATAGAAACTGTTCCATTAGAATTCTGGGAGGATCCCTAGATCAATCCCTCAAGATGTACAAATATCTTCGACAGAAGTGGGATAAAGGGTTTATGGACTTCCTGACGAAGGAGCCAATGAGAAGGGAGACTGCTCTCATCAATGGGTCTACGATAGAGGTGTTAACCCAATCTACTAGAGCGGTTCGTGGGCCTCACGTCCAGAGGATGAGGTGTGATGAGATTGATGAATTCAAGCCCGATGTTTGGGAGGCTGTGCAATTTGTAACGACTTCCTCCGATGAATCGAAGACCCGATTTGAGGGGCTCTCTACGATGCATAAGCCCCATGGGTTATTCCAGGATGCCATTGAGTCGAAGGCTTATAAAGTCTTCCAATACTGTGTTTGGGAGACTATCGAAAAGTGTGTGGATTTCAACTGTTCGAGATGTGAATTAAATCCCGTCTGTAGGGGTAGAGCCAAAAAGGCTGATGGGTTTGTCAGGATTCATGATCTCATTCAGATATACCGGAGAGCGTCTAAGGAATCTTGGGAATCTGAGATGGAATGTAAGATGCCCTCTTTCAGGGGGAGAGTTTATAATGGATTCATAGAAAAACCATCACAAGAAGGTGGGAATATCTGTGAGGAATTTCCTACCCTCCCAGATTCTGAAGAATGGGAATATTATCTCACGATAGACTGGGGAACCGAGAATCCACTAGTATGCCTCTTGATAGGTGTAAATACCAAAGAGGATAGAGCCTATGTAATGAGGGAGCATGCTGCCGCTCGAATGCTCTTGTCAGATCATGCTGATAGGATTAAGTCTTGGGGGCCCATAGGAAGGTATAAGAAAATCTGGGCTGACCCCAAAGGGAAGAGAGAAAGAATCGAGTTCCGGAACTTGGGGATTCATACCTCCAAAGCAAGGAATAAGATTGTGGCAGGGATTGAGATGCTCAGAAGGGCACTCAAAATAAGAGATGATGGAAAGTCGGGGCTCTTGGTATCCCCATCCTGTAAGGTAACTATCAGGGAGTTTGGGAAATACCGCTATCCCAGTCCCGATAAAGATGGGAAAGCTTCTGAGATCCCGATTGATGCCCATAACCATGCCATGGATGCACTGAAAAACTTTTTCCTCTCTAAGGCGAGAGGTGGAGTGAATGTATCATGACTGAGAGACGAAGAACGGGTAGGATAGAATTATTTGTTTTGGAGGATGAAGAGGGAAACTTTCGATTTGTGGATAGGTCTCAACAACTTAAGGATCCCAAATACTGGTGGACGGAATTTGGACTGATTCCTCCTCCCTACAATCCTGACGCTCTTTCCAAACTTCTTGAGAAGAATACTTGGCACAGGAGATGCTCCAAACAAATAGCTTCGGATACTGCGGGATTAGGATTTACTTTAAGGCCCAGTGGTACTTTTGCAGAAGGGAAGTCTCCTTCTACTCCTAATGAGATTCAAGAGTTTCTGGACCATCCAAACACGGACGCTAATGCTAGTTTGAGGAGTATCTTTGAAGCTGGTCAGGTAGATTTCGAGAGTATCGGATGGATGGCGTTTGAATTGGTACGAACAAAGGGTGGAAAACCCACCCAGTTATGGCACATGCCGGCTTCCACAGTAAGAATTCATAAATCCAAAAAACTCTTTTGCCAGATTGTGGCTACAAAGAAGACATGGTTCAAAGCATACAAGGCAAAGAATAAGGACGGGTCAGACCTACAAGTCAACAAGGATACCGGGGAGACTGAAGAAGATCTGGGCGAACGAATACCAGAGGATTTGAGAGGGAACGAAGTTATCTATTTGAAGAATTATGCTTCCAACAATACTTACTATGGAATACCAAATATCATAACCGCCTTGGGGGCTGTTACTCTTCTCTTGGGGATACGAGATTTCAATATTGATTTCTTCGGGAATAATGCAATCCCTGCCTGGGCGGTCATTGTAGAGGGAGGTGAGATTACAGAAGAGGTTCGGAAGAAGATCGAGAAACATCTCAAGTCTCTTAAGGGCTCAGGAGGAGCCCATTCAACAATCATTGTTGGGTGTGATGATGAGAATGTGAAGATTAGATTCGAGAGACTTTCGGATGAAGTGAAAGAGGGGTCATTCAAAGGACTGGGAAAAGATAGCCGAGATGAGATTATCGTGTCCCATGGTGTCCCCCCACATAGAATAGGTATTATGGAAGTAGGATCTCTAGGTGGTAACATTGCTCTTGAAATGACAAGAGTGTATAAGAATTCCATGGTCTCTCCAAGGCAGGAAGATCTTGAAACCGTCATGAATAACCTTCTATCAGAATTTACCAACGGGAAGAAAGAATGGCTATTCAAATTTGCAGAGATCGATCTTACGGATGAGATTCTAGATGTGAGGCTTTCTAGGATGTTGGCAGAGGTAGCTGCTCTTACTCCCAATCAGATTATTAAGAGGTTGGGTCTTGGTGAGACATTCGAGGGTGGGGACAATCACTATATCTCGAGATCCCTTGTTCCAGTAGGAGAGGCTGGAGCCACTAAGCCCCGTGATCGTGTGCCATCCAAGGATGAAAAGGTACCTGCTAAGGATCCCAAGCAAGTTCCTGAGATGGATGCAGATGGGAAGGATGACGACGAGGAACATTCGGAGACTGAGGGATGAAAACTGAGATGAGGAGTTGGAAAGGTCTTCCTCCAGAAGAAGCGAAGGATTCCATTAGAAGGATGCTTGAGGAGGGAATTCCTCTTCAGATGTTTAAGGAGGCCCCATTTGAGGTTCTTGGGGAACTGCTCGATAATGAGGCGAGAGATCAAAATATCGTTCTCTCGGGAAGAGAGATTCGAGAGATCAAGGATATGATGTGGGGAGAGGGTGTGCCGGTATCTCTGGTGAGGATTATTAGAAAGGAAGATTGCTCCTTTATTGGGTGGGCTAGATTCACTAAGGAAGATGAACATTGGATGATCAAGGACTATCTCTGGGTGGATAAGACTATCACGGATAGAAGGGGACTTCCTTTTATTGGATGTTCGAAGACTTTGAGG